GCAAGGTTCGCTGAGATCGTCCGACCTATACTCGCGATAGATCGCTTTGAGATCGGCGCGATATTGCATCGCGTTCTGCAGGTGCGGCAGCATCTCACGGGCGACGTTGTCGACTGTGATGCGCGTCTCCGGCACCTTCTGCTCGCCGAATTCCGGATGATCGGCCCAGAACGGGATGGCGAGGAACGTCGCCATTTCGCCGGCATCGAACAGCGCGCCGTCTTCGATCCCGAACGCCGTGTCCTCGGCGACGTTCGCAACGCAGCGGATGGGCACCTCTTCGCCGCCTTCGATAAAGCCGGGGTGTTGCAGCTCGAGCGTGAAATGCACGTCCACCGCGGGAGGCAGGGACGCGACCGCCTCCTCCCATGCCGCGTTTCCTGTCGGCATGCGCTACATCCCATAGACGCGGAGCGTCATCGGCGCGTGGATCTTCCGCCCGACATGGCGCGGCTGCGGGAATGGCGGCATCAGCTGCACGGTTTTGGTGACGTACGCATTCGAGGCGTCGAGCCAGACCGGCATCGTGAAGCGGCTCTTGCCCCCCGAGAGCGTGGTGCGGAAGAACGTATCGAACGTTGCGTATTCGGTAGATGTCCACCGCAGCGTCTGCTGCAGTTCCATCACGTTGTCGCCCGGCCGGCCGCGCGTGCGGACGTTGCCGCCGTCCATCGGCGTCTGCTCGGGATCGAGCACGAGCTTCTGCGGCTGGTAGTCGTCGCGCCGAACGAGATAGGAGAGGCCAACGGGCAAGCTCGGCAGTACCATCGTGTCACCTCACGCGAGCTGCGGGCGAAGCGCGTAGCGAGCCTCGAGCATGCGGGCCATGTCGCCGCCGTTGCCGATGTCTTCCGCGAACGCCGCGGTCTGCATGCGCCGGAACTGCACGTCGAGCTGAGGCTGACCTTTGGAGTTGCGGTTCATCTTGGCGTCAGCGGTGTGCCCGGCCGGTACACCAGTTACATTGACCTGAAGTGTCAGCCCGCCTCGGCCGCCCTCTGTTTCCACGCCGAGGCGTCCGTTCGAGAGCCGGCGCAGCGGCATGATGGCTTCCGGGCCAGCCTCACCCATCAACCCGGTCCCGTTCGCAAATTTGAACAGCGTCGGATTGGAGACCACGCCGCCGTTCGCGAACGGTACGATGCCGCGACCATCGAACGCATTGCCGTCGGCATTCGGCGTCGGCGCGCTGTTGAAGAGGCTGCTAAGTAGGCTCGAGAGCGGTGTGGAGACGAACTGGCGTGTCATCAGCCTGGTGATGTCGCGCAGCACGGAGTCCACCAGCGCTTTGATCGCTTCCCGCGCCTTCTCTGCACCCGTTTTTACGCGTTTGATGCCATTTTCAGTGACGTACTCGACCGTTCCCATCGCAACAGCGAAACTGCCTGCCGCGTTCTCCAGATTGTTCAGAACGCCGGCGGCCAGCTGGTCGACCGCCCTCAGCTTGTCTCTGGAGTTCACGATGATGCGCGTGAGCTCCGGCGTGCGTGATGCACGGATCTCTTCCTGCTCCATCGTTTCTTTGAGCGCTTTAGTACCAAGCGCGATGGCGCGAGCACGATCCGTTTCCTTGATCGTGCTGTTGGCGACTGCGGCCGCGACTTGGTCCTCAATGAGCTTGCGACGCTCACCCGCATCTGCCACGCCGAGCTGGACCCGCTGGGCGATCTGCCCGGCGCGCGTTGCGAGCTCCGCTTGCGTATTCGCTTGGGCGACCTGAGCGCCGGTGAGTTCGTTTTCTTGCTGAAGAGCCGCGAGCCTCAGTTCCTTCTGTCGCAGCTCCAGGCGCTCGCGTGCGGTCGCGGCTTCGCCGAGAATGCCGATGCGGCGCTGTTCGATCTGGATCTCGCGAGTGAGATCATTGATCTTCTGCTGGCGCTCGTCTTTGTCCTTTGCCGCGTCGGTCGTCTGCGCCGCACTGGTCGCCTTCGCCTGCGTGTAGGCGTTCAGCTTGTCGGTGAGCTCGGCGACCTTGCTGCCGGCCGCATTCGCATCCGCTGCAGCCTGGCTGAAAACGGGTGCGGTCTCAGCTTTCTTTTTCGCCGCCTCGTAAGCCTCAATCGCCTTTTCGCGCTCGTTCCACAGCCGCTTGAATTCATCCTGTTGTGGAATTGGCACGTTGGCGATCGCTGTCGCCAGCTTCTTCGACGAGTCCTCGGCCTTGCGGGCGATCTCGTCGCCCGCGTCGCCGAACAGCGTCGTCGTCAACCGACGCAGGCCGCGCGCCCAGACAGCTAACCAGGTATCGCCTTCCTTTCCGCCAAACGACTTCAGTGCGCGATCGAGAAAGCCGTTGATGTTTAGGACCGCGGCATCCCAGTCGCGCGTGACCTGCCGGGCCACCTCCTTGTTCTTGGTGTTCGTCTGATCGAGCGCGTCGACGACCCCGGGCCCAAGGATCTGCTTTAACTTCAGCGCCTGGTCGGTGACTGCTTGAAGTCCGCCCTTGTCAGTGATTGCTCGCAAGGTCGACGCGATCGCCGAACCGCTTTCCCCGAACGCGTTTTTGTCGAGCAGGACTTGCTGCGTCTTCGTCGCTTCCACGCGGGCCTTAATGAAGACGTCCAACGCCTCGGCACCGCTTTTCGCGAGTGCGAATTGCTCGGCGAGTTCCGGATTGACCTGGCGCAGGGCCTGGTAGAGCTCGCCCTGCCCCTTGGCTGCCTGCGCATGCGCGATGTTGAAGCGAGACAGTGACGCGCGTGCTCTCTCGGATTCCACTCCTTGCTGCTCGAGTACCTGCGTAAACGCCTGATACTGCGCGACCGAGAAGCTGGTCTGCTCGGCGCCCTGCTTGATGGCTGTCGCCGCTTCCCGGATTCCCCCGACGCGCGTCGACACGGCCGACAGCCCAAGCGCAATTGCGCCGAGCGCGGCTCCCGCAACGAGCCCCGTCGGACCGAGGGACAGCAGCGCCGTGCCGGCGACGCCCAGGGAGGAGGTCATCGACGCAGCGCGGTCCTTGACCTCGCCGACCAGTTTGCCAAAAACGCCCACGCCCTGCTGCCCCTTAGCGGCAGCATCGAGCTTCTTCAGCGCGGCTTCGCCGTCCTTCCCGAGCTTCTCCAGTGCCTGGCGCACCACCTCGGAATCGGAAACGGAGAAGCGGACGTTGACCGATCCGCCGTTAGCCATTCGGAGCGCCTTCGTCGGTTGTTGTCGGCTTGGTCTCAAGGAAGGCGAGCAGGAACGGTGCTTCGGCCGCGATCAGCAGCGCCCGCGCGCGATCACGATCGCAGTCGGCGGGAAGGGACGCGAGGGCTTCGCCGACATCCAGGCCGGAGAGGCGGCCTTGTTCTCCGCTACGCTTCCACAGTCCGGGCCGCTCGATCACGTCGAGTACTGCAATGCCTTCGGGCGTAACCAGTGCGTGCTCGAATTCCGGGCAGCGCTGTCCGTTCGCTCCGCGGCCGCCTATTGCGCAGCGCTCGCCGGCGCTTCTGCAGCCGGCGCAGTACTGCCGTCCATCTCCGCCTCGCCACGCGGCAAGGCGGCTAATTCGTTTTTTTCGGCGAGCTCCTGGTGCACACCGATGTTGATCGCGCTCTCGACCTTTTCGGCGATTCCGTGATCGCGCAGCACGATCGCAATGTTCGCCGGGTTTAGCTCGAGCGGCACATCGTTCTGGTCGACGGGACCCGACCAGCTGACAATGCATTGGGTTGCGAGATCAAGCAGCGACAGCGTTTGCGCTGCCGCCTGGATCCAAGCGGAATCTGAGAAGTCGGCTTGCCGGAATTCCTCGCCCAGCGCTGACGCCGCGAGGGCGGCCCCGTCTTCGGCGTCGATCAGTGCCGCGAGCTTGCGCGTGACGCGCTGTTGCGCGAGCCGGATCATGAAGGATGACGCGGCATGCACGACGATGAAGCCGTTCCCGATTGGGACCGGGAACGGCGTCGGCTTTCCTGTGTGAACCTTCAGCATCAGTAACTCGCGACGCCGTTCTTCAACGTCACGGTGAGCATCGGCGCGATCGCTGACTGCTCAGCGCGGAAGTTGAAGGTCTGCTCGATACCGCCGGGCCCACCGATCGGCAGACCTGCGCGCTCGAGCCGCGTATTCGCCGTCGCGAACGAGATCAACCGTGTCGACGTGCGCTGGAAGAGCAGCTCGCCGGCGAAGTTCGTCTTTGCGATCGCCTGGTCGTAGAGCGCTTCAGTCTTGAAGCGCAGGCGCAGCGATCCCGTGAATGTCGCATTGTCATCGGAATCGTAACCGGAGACGTAGTCGTTGCCCATGTATTCGAGGGGCTTGAGCTTATTGTCGTAGGCTGCATTCACGGACATGAGCTCAGCGACGACGGTGTCGACCTTGAAGACGCCGATGCGCGCGAGAACGCGATCAAGCGCGAGCACGGCCGCGGGTGTGCCGCCACCGGTCGACGTCGCCTTTGTTTCCTTCTGGCCGAGGATGTCGAGCGACACGCGCTGGAAGTTGCCCGCGCGTGATGCCTCGAGCGTCAACTTGTTCAGCATCAGGCCTTTGTGCTGCATGTAGAGAAAGCCGCCCTGCTTGGGCGTCTTGATCTCGACCGAGCGGCTGGGGAGGGTCGCTGCTCCGGACGTGAAGATGTGCTGATAGTCCGTGGGAGCCCCCGTTGTGGTCGGAGCGCCCAAAGCGTGCTTCAGCCAATAGCCGAAGTGCGAGAGGCAGAGCGGCACGACCATCGGTCCGCCGTGCGTCGGCAGGCCCTCGACTGGCGCGGTCGCGTCGCGGTCGTTGTTGCGCGCCTGCCCGAGCAGCGCGTCGTCCTCGAGCGGGTTCTTCTCCTCGAGCCCGTGCGAGTAGATGTAGGTCTTCGTGAAGTTGCCGGTCGGCAGCGTGCCGTAGGCTGACTCGTCCTTGAACAGGAGCTCGATCTGGTTGCCGCGCGGGAGCATGCGCCTCTCCTTAGGATTCTGCGGGGGGTTGCAGGCAGCCGGCGAGAGCGCGCTCGCGCTGGCTGGCGGGTCGGTAGGGCGTGCGCTCGAGGTCGAGCGCCGAGATGAGATCGGCGTCGGCCGCCAGGACCCGGCCGGCGAGATGACCGCCCCAGTCCGCCTCGAGCACGATGTGCGTCGGCAAAGCGGGTGCGTTCGCGGGCGCCAGCGGCGCCGCGTCGTGACGTTTCGTCGTCATGCTGTGGTTCCTTTAGAAGGGACGGTCCGACGTGATCGTGATGGCGACGTCGAGCGCGCTGGCTTTGATGTTCGGCAGCCCGTCCGTGGTCAGCCCTGAGCGGCGCACACGCTCGATTTCCGCCCAGCACTCCTCGAGGCCGAGGGAGCGATCGGCGGCGAGTGCGTCGTCGATCGCGATCATGCCGGCGTCGTGCGCGGCTTCGCGCTCGGTATCATCGGCGGCAAACACCGCCCACTCGATCGTCGCGAGTTGGCGCAGCTCGTAGATGCGATCGCCGGCGTTCGCCGGACCGAGCACCTGCCTGTCCGGATCGGGATCGGTGTCACCGTCGAGCACATTGAAGAAGCGGCCGACGCCGTCCGTCTCTTGGAAACGCTCTGAGAGTTCCTGGTTGCGAGACGGCGCGCAAATGTCCGACGGGGTCTCAGCTGCTTTCGCGCTGAGCGCGGCGACCAGCGCCAGCAGCGCCTGTTCAGATCGCGAGGCCATGCGTCAGCTTCCGAATTCGATGACGAGCTCCTCGGCGACCACCTGCGGCCACTCGGCCTCGAGGTCGGCGAAGATGCGCTGGTAATTGACGCGCTTCGTGAGGTGCACCTGGCGCACCATGACGAACATGAGGACGAGCTCCGCGCGTCGTCCGTCTTTCGTGCGCCGCTTGGTCGCGCGCCGGTAACCTTTGCCGCTCTTCGACTTGGTCGCATCGACGAACGCGAGCATCTGTTGCCCGCGGCCGTGGAAGAAGATCAGGTCCTGATTGAAGATGGCCTCAACCTCGACCGGCGTCGCGTGGCGGCGGCCGCGGCGCGGCGTGTTCTCGGTCGGGATCGCGAGATAAGACCCTTGCTTTGAGCGGATCGTCGTTGCTGCCGAGAAGGCGCGAATGATCAGCGGCGCCTTCGAGAACAGGAGGCCGGCGGGCGAATACGCGATCCCGCTTTTCGGAAAGACCTTGTCCTGCCAAGCGTTGGCGATGCGATCGCCCAGCCCTCCGCGGCGCGTGTCTTCGCGCAGCCGCAGCTTGCCTCGAGCGACGATGCGCTTCGCAGCATTTGTATTTGCGCGGGCGAACGCCGTCTTGCGATCGGCGGAGAACTCCTTGAGGTTTTGCTGAACCGCAACGTTGAACATCAGGCGACCGTGCAGCGCCAGACCAGGCGCATCTGGTCGGACGCAATCGGATCGACGGCGATCTTCAGCGTCGCTGCACCGAGGCGCGCGATGGCATCTGCGGCCACAGCCACGAACGTGCCGTTCTTCACAGGGGAGGGGACTTCCGAAGAGCGGACTCGGAGGATGTCGCCTCTCGCGAGCATGCGGCTTTCCGCGATGCCGCCGAACTCTCGGTCGGCTTCATCGCGGATGAGCACGCAAGGAATCGCCGCGCCGCCGCCGGGCGGCGTGTACGCGCAGCCGGGGATCCCGACTGCGGCAAACGCCGCGTCGACGGCAAGGCGGGCCGGGAACATTAATTGCGACGCTTAATCGGCGATGACGTTTTTGGCGCGGAGAGCCGCGAGGATCCCGTTGACCTTAGTGATCACCGCGTTGTGCTCGGCTTCGGTCGGAGACTCGCCGCCGCTGATTGCGACCAAGTCGGCAATCGCGGCGCTCGGCGCAACTGGACCGACAAGGCTCGAGGGCGCCAGAACGACGCGCCCGGCAGAGGTCGGGTTCGCTGCGGCGTCGACCGCGTAACCGACGCGCAGCAGATCGCCGGGCACGTTCGTGCACAGCTTGGCGGTGTTGTCCCAGTAGATCGGATCGCCTTGCGACCAGGCCTGGGCAGACACTTTGGCGAGGTCGAACACGCCTTCGCGCGCGCCTTCGGCGGTCTCGCCGGAGAGCGCGGCCGCGCTGGCGACAGCGAAGATGCCGCCGACCAGGAAGGCCGCGCCGGAAGCGACGTCGTAGGGAGCCACGAGCGACAGCGTGCGCCCGGGCTGAACGTAGTTCTTCATCAGAGGATTTCCTTCTGCAGGAGTACGGACACCCGGGGCTCGGGATCGTCCGGAAGCTGCTCAAAAGCGAAGGGCCCTGTGCGGGCCCTTTCGCTTCCGTGTGTTGCGGGAGAGCGCTTACGCGCCCGGGTTCTTCGCCATTCCGCGCCAGTCGATGGCCTTGGCGCCGAAGTCGAGGCGGCACTTCACTTCCATGCCGTCGACATCGAAGCCCATGCGCGTTTCCATGTACGCACCTTCCTGGCCCTCGAGATAAGCGAACTCGATCGTGTCGACGTTCGACTCGTTCGGGTTGGCCGCTAGGTACCAGGCGGTCGTGCTCGCGTCGTCGAGCCGCGGCTCGGAGATCGGCTTGAGGGAGCGCATGGAGTCCGGCACGACCTTGTCGGTCTGCGCTGCCGTGATCACGGCGACCAGCTGCTCGGATACGGTCTCGAGCTCGGTGGGTACGAGGAGGAAGCGCGGCACGGCGCTGATCTTCGTCTTGCCGTCGAGACCCTTCTGCTGACGCATCAGCTTGCGGGTGGCGCTGACCGTGGCAACGCTCGGCGCACCGACATTGCCGCCGCCCGAGACGAGGTTCTTGTGGTTCGCGTGGAACAGTGCGTTGCCGTCGGCCATCGCGGCATTCGCGGTCATGATCGCCCACACGATGTCACCCTCGAGGGTGGCGATCGAGGTGCCGAACATTGCCGGGATGCGCGTGAAGGCGCCGAGGTCGTCGTTGATGATGACCTGTCGGGTGATCGCCACGACCTTGCCGTAGGTCGCGATGCGGTACTTTTCCTTCGACTCGGTGATGGAGCCACGCTTGAACTCGCCGGCCTCATTGACCTTCTCGAGCTGCGGGGCTTCGCCCAGCTGAACTCGGTTCTGGTCTTTGAAGTCCGTCGCGTTCACCTGCCGGCAGAACGCCTGGAAGGTGTTGGGATAGGCCTCGTAGGCGGCGCGCAGGGTGCGGTTTGTGACGCCTTCCAGCACGGCGGAGAAGTCCGACGTGGTCTGGAATGCGCGGCGGGCTATCTCGTCGCGCGCCATGCCGCGGGTGCGGGTGCCCGAGGCTTCGATCATGTCGCGGGCGAGCTCGAGGAGCGTCATGCCGCGGTACTGGCGGCCGGCGTCCGTCAGCTTGTTCGACTTCGGATCGTGGCGGTGCAGGAGGGCGTTGGTCGCCGCGTCGCGGCGGGTTGCGGTCTCGTCCTGTCGACCGACCTGCACGTGCGGGACGATGCGGATCTCTTCCGAGGCATCGGCGATCTTGTCCATCAGCTTGACGCGGAAGTCGCTGACGGAACTGCCGGATCGGACGTGCTCGTCGCCAAGCGCTTCCTGGCCGAAACGGCGCGCCATATTCCGTATGGTGTCGCCGCGCTCGCGCTCGGCTGCAACCGCTTCGCGAGCCGCCGTGCGAACGGCTTCCGTGTCGACGATCGGGCCCGGCCGGGTCTCGGCTTGGCGGGAAGCTGCCGCGGCTGCTTCAGCCTCGGCCGTCTCGGCGGCCGTGATCTTGCGCGTGACTTCTTCGATCTCGCCCAGGAGGCGCTGGTGCTCGGTTTCGATCGCGCGGGCCGCGTCTTCTGCCGTGTCGTCCTTGATCTCGCTCTGCTTCGCCCGGGCGTCGCCCTGCAGCTTAGCCAGCAGCGCCCGCAATTCCTTGAGGGTCATGTTGACTGATCCAATCATTCAGGGCCTTGCCCAAGGGCGGGTTCGGGCGGCCGTCCGCGGGATCTCCGCGGCCGGAATTCAGCGTGAGAGGAGGGGAGCGGCCGCAGCCGCCATGCGCATGCGGCGCGCGATCGAGCGCGAAACTCTGCGCTGCTGTGTGACGGTGCAGGGGAACGTTCCCGCCGAGCGATGTTGCTCTTTGCCGGATCGGACCTGAGCACCAACGTCGAAGGGAATGGGGACGGCCGAGAGCTCGAGCGGCTCCCAGTCG